ATACGCCCGGCGGCTATGGCGGCGTGCCGCAGTCGGTCGGCCGTGAGTTCAACGAGGCCGACACCGGCAAGAAGCGCTCGGCGCTGCCGGTGCGCGTCAAGAAGCTCAAGAAGCGCGGCCTGATCTCGGATCGGGCGCTGGACAAGGCAAGGAGCCGGACATGAGCAAGAAGCAGGACAAGTACGAGGACAAGTACGCCGAGCACGAGGACGCGCCGTTGGCCGAGGGCGACCTCACGCCGGCGCAGCAAGCCGAGCTCGGCGAGCAGGCCAAGCCGTGGCTGGAGCGGTTCAAGGCCGCGGTGGACGATGTAGCCGCTCGTCACGCACAGGGCACGGCGCCGTCGCCGGCCGTGGTGGCCGAGCTGCGGGCGCTCTACGCCGAGATGGACCCGAATGCGGCCACCGAGCCCGAGCCGGCACCCACGGCATAGCGACATAGTCGCATAGGAGGCGATCATGGCTGAATCGATGCGAGCACTGGCGCGGCGCGGCTTGGTGTCGTCCAAGGGCGTGCAGAACGCCATCAACAACTCCACCAAGGTGCAGAAGTCCAAGATGGCGGAGTTCAACGGTCGCCAGAAGGACGAGGGCGAGGCGCACGGCCTCGGCCACGCCATTGCCAGGGTCGATGAGATCAATGCCAAGGCCACGCAGGCCGATCGTGCCAGGTCGGCGCCGAGCACCAAGGGGCGCTCAAGCGCACCGCAGGGCGGCCACGTCGGGGCGAGCCAGACGCCGACGCGCTACCAGATCGACAAGTTCCCGCGCGGCCAGGGCAAGACGTTTCCGGCCGGCGGCAAGGTGAGCGCCAAGGGCAAGAAGAGCGTCGGCGTCAAGGGCCCCCCGGCCAAGCGCACCGGCGGCCCGGGTGGCAGCGGGCGGAATTACTACGGCGGCGGCAACCGCAACCCGCCCGAAGGCGGGTGATCATCCGGTATCCTTCTCGTCATCGTCGAGCTCAAACTCGTACTGGTCGAGGTCGAAGTTGTCGTTGGCGGCCGGGTGGTGGGCGATCAGGTGATGCCATTTGCAGAGGTGCTGCAAGTCCGAGGCTCGCTCGCGGCGGCCGACCGGATAGATGAGGTGGTGGAATTGCTCGGCGAGGTGCTTGCATCCGTCGATCTCGCAGATGCCGAGCGATCGGTGCCTGACTTCCTGGCAGACCAGCCGATACCATCGCGGGTAGGGATAGACGATCGTAGCGCGGCGTGAACGATAGACCTTGTTGGACATCGTGCGCTCCTTTGTTGGAACGCCGAGAGAACCTGGAGAGTTGTAGGTCGTCAACAACACGGATGTTTACAAATGTTTACATAGCGATATCAGCAAGATATCGCGAGGCAGGAGGAGGGCAATATGCCCGTGAATAAGCTGACTACGGTCCTTGGTGTGCGTGTTAAGTGGAATTTCGCAGAAGCCTTCAAAAAATATGCTGTGAAGAAAGGTTTAACGCCATCGGCTCTCGGCAGAGAAATCCTGCTAAGATTTTTCGTCTGGCGAAAATGGTTTCATCTGACAATCTTTTGGCTAAACGAATACGTTGTATTGCATGATGCATTTGAGAAATTAAACAAAGATCATGTAATGATTGGCGGTGAATGGCACGATCCACCAGAACCAAGATATACAGATTTTCAAGCCATTGTGGAAAGGTATAGGCGTGGCCAACGCACTCCGGCGAACTGATCGCGGGAAGGTCGAGACGATCGGCGGCGAGCAGTTCACGAATGCTGAGTTGCCGCAGCCGAACTCTGTTGCGATAGAGGATGGCGGCTACAGGGCGACGATCCCGACCACGCTCTCGGTCGACCCGCAGGCCGACAAGCTCGCCAAGGTCAAGGCCATCCGGGCGCAGGCGCAGGCGTTCAAGGCATTGCTGCGGGAGCTCGGCTCCAATCGGGCGTTCTCGATCTCCCGGCAGCGGATAGAGGAGGCCGTCCACTGGGCGGTCGATGGAATCATCAATGAGCGATCTGGATAGGAGAATTGATGAGATCGGTCTCTCGACGCGGGTCAAGTATTGTTGCATGAACCACCTACATATAGAAACAGTGGGCGATCTCGTCCAATACTCCGAGGCTGAACTCAGGTGCTTACCAAACTTCGGACCCAAGTCCCTCAAAGAGGTGAAATCATATCTCGCGAGTGTCGGCCTGCATTTGAGCGTTGATCGGCCATATGATGATGGCTTCAGCATTGCTGACGACATCGACATGTATCAAGGCATTGAAAGCCTTGTAATGGCTGGAGGCTGAGCGGCTCGCAAGAAAGGGATGGCTCGATGAGCGGACCACTGAAAGACACCCGACGTGAGTTGCTTGCCCAGGCGCTGGCATCCGGCAAGAGCATGGTGGAGGCCAATGAACTCGCCGGCTATGCGAAAGGTAAGCCCTGCACCGGCACGAACGGCCATCGCCTCGCGCACCATCCCGCGGTGAGAGCGCGCATTGACGAAATCCAGGCCACCGCCATGGCCCGCACTCTGAAGCTCCAGGCCATCGCCGCGGTGCGCTCCGCGACCACCGTGGCCTCGCTGATCGCCGAGGCCGAAGAGGCCCGTGTCCTGGCTATGAAGATCAAGAATCCCGCCGCTGCCGTCGCCGCCATCAAGGAGAAGGGCATTCTCTCGGGCATGCGGATCGAAAAGAGCGAGCATTTGAATCGCAATGTTGAACAGCTCACCGACGACGAGCTTGCCGCCTATCTCACCCCAGACGGCGGCGCGCCAGATCCTGAAACGACGACGCATTAGGGCTTCGCTGGTCGCCTGGGCGCGCCACTGCGGTTACGAGCCGGCGCGCCACCACCGGCTGCTGATCGAGAAGCTGACGCAGGTTGCCAATGGCGAAATCGATCGTCTGGCTGTCTTTATGCCGCCCGGCTCGGCCAAGTCGACTTACGGCTCGATACTGTTTCCGCCATGGTTCATGGCTCGTGCGCCTGGCCGCTCGATCATTGCGGCCTCGCACACCACCGAGCTGGCGCAGAAGTGGGGCCGCAAGGTCCGCAATCTGATCGCCGAGCATGGCCCGACGCTGGCGGCGGTTCTTTCGCAAGACAGCCAAGCAGCGGGACGCTGGGCGCTTGCGTCGGGTGGCGAATACTATGCGGCAGGCGTTGGAACGGGCATCACCGGCTTCCGCGCCGATGGTGCCATCATCGACGACCCGATCCGGTCGCGCGAGGACGCGGACTCCGAGACGGTGAGGGAGCGGACCTGGGAGTGGTACAAATCGGACCTGCTGACGCGGCTGCGCCCTGGCGGCTTCGTTGTGCTGATTCAGACCAGATGGCACGAGGACGACCTTGCCGGCCGGGTACTTGAGGAGATGGCCAAGGGCAGCGGCGACCGCTGGAGCGTGCTGTCGCTGCCGGCCGAGGCCGAGGAGAACGATCCGCTGGGCCGCGCGCCCGGCGAATGGCTGTGGGATGACGCCTACGGCTACGCCAAGTTCCTGGCGCGGGAAAAGGCCACCCAGATCCCGCGCAACTGGAGCGCACTCTACCAGCAGCGCCCGACGCCCGAGACCGGAGACTACTTCAAGGAGGAGTGGCTGCGGCCGTATACGAAGGCGCCGGCGCGCGCCACGCTCAACGTGTATGGCGCGAGCGACTACGCGGTCACGAGCGACGGCGGCGACTACACGGTGCATGTGATCGTGGGCGTCGACCCGGAAGGCAAGATGTGGCTGCTGGACCTGTGGCGCAAGCAGGCTTCGTCCGATGTCTGGGTCGAGGGCGTCTGTGACCTCGTGCTGGAATGGAAGCCGTGGCTGTGGGCCGAGGAGCAGGGCCAGATCAAGTCCGGCATCGGGCCGTTCCTCGATCAAAGGCTGATCGAGCGCAAGGCCTGGATCGGTCGCGAGCAGTTTCCGACCCGCGGCGATAAGGCGGTGCGGGCGCAGTCCATCCGCGGCCGCATGGCGCTGCAGGGGCTGCACGTCCCGACCGCGGCGCCCTGGTATGCGGCATTCCGCTCCGAGCTCCTGAGCTTCCCGGCCGGCAAGCACGACG